CCAGCAGACCGAGATGGTCAAGGCAGCTGGTGGCTGGGTGGCTTCTCTGTCTGCCAGCGTCCGACCTGTGGTGACCTACTGGGTGTTGTTCATCTGGTCGTTCATCCACGTCTGGTTTGCATGGAACGCCTGGATCAACGGCGCACCTCCTGATGAGGTGTTCAAGACCATGATGACCGCCGACATGAGTGCCCTAGTCTCCGGGACCATCAACTACTGGTTCCTTGATCGGACCCTTGCCAAGCGAGGACTCTGATGCAGGAGGCAGTGCAAATCGCTGCCGACCTCTGCAGGTTGTTTGAGGGGTTCCGGTCAAAGCCGTACTTGTGCCCAGCTGGTGTCGCAACCATTGGGTACGGCAGCACGTACTACGAGAACGGCTACAAGGTCGAACTCACGCATCCACCAATGAGCAAGGAGCGCGCTGAACAGCTGTTGCTGTTCGAACTGAATCACACGTACCTTCCTGGAGTCCTTCGTCAATGCCCAAATCTGCTGCAAGAAAAGCCGGGTCGTCTGGCAGCGATAGTGGACTTCGCCTACAACCTGGGCGTCGGGAGACTGCAGACGTCCACCCTAAAGCGAAAGATCATCGCGAAGGATTGGGAGGGGGCGAAGGAGCAGCTGATGCTCTGGACCCGTGGCGGCGGGAAGGTTCTCCCAGGTCTCGTCAAACGCAGGTCCGCCGAGGTCCAGTTGATGTAATCCCGAAGTACCCGGTCTACGACCCCAAGACCGACGGGAACATCTTCGAGTGGATCACTCAAGCCTGCGCTCAGATGCGGGCTGCACAACAACTTGAGCAGATCAGTCGAAGACCGCCAAAGGTAATACCACCCGATGAACGTCAACTACCAAGCCCCTGGTCCGATAACTGAAGCCTTCCATCAAGACAACTCGTTCGTCCGCGGTCTGATGGGTCCTGTCGGATCGGGCAAGTCGACCGCATGCTGCTTCGAGGTTCTGTCCCGAGCCCTGGAGCAAATGCCTGGACCTGATGGGGTGAGGCGATCACGCTGGGCGATCTGCAGAAACACATACCCTGAACTGAAGTCGACCACGATCAAGACGTGGATGGACTGGTATCAGGACTTGGCGACGATGAAGTGGGACACGCCCATCACGTCGAACATCAACATCTCCGACATCGGGGATGGAACGGGACTTGAGCTTGAGGTCATCTTCATGGCGTTGGATCGCCATGATGATGTCGGCAAGCTGAGGTCCTTGGAGTTGACCGGCGCCTGGATGAACGAAGCCAGCGAGATGGAGAAGGCGGTTCTGGACATGCTGACTCAGCGTGTCGGTCGCTTCCCCTCCAAGCGTAACGGCGGTCCCAGCTGGACTGGTGTGATCATGGACACCAACCCGCCTGACGATGACTCCTGGTGGTACAAGTTGGCTGAAGAAGAGCGCCCGGAAATCTTCCGGTTCTTCAAGCAGCCAGGTGGCTTGATCCAGGACATGGACCCCAAGTCGCCCACGTACCAACAGTACGTGCCGAACCCGCAGGCTGAGAACATCCAGAACCACAGCCTCGGGTATCAGTACTACCTGAACCAGCTGTACGGCAAGAACGAAGACTGGATCAGGGTGTTCCTGCTGGGGCAGTACGGCACCACGATGGATGGCAAGCCTGTCTATCCGGAGTGGAACGAAAGGGTCCACCTGTCGGAGATGGCGATCACGCCGATCCAGGGGATGCCGATCCTGCTGTCGTTTGACTTCGGTCTGACCCCAGCCTGCGCTTTCCTGCAGATGAACAGTCGCGGACAGCTGTTGGTCCTCAAGGAGTTGGTCTCCGAGGACATGGGCATCCGGCAGTTCTACTCCGAGGTTGTCCGTCCGGTGATTCGAGGCGAGTACTCGAAGCATCGCGTTGAGGCTGTCGGAGACCCTGCTGGGAACATGCGCAGCCAGACCGATGAGAAGACCTGCATGCAGGAACTGATGGAGCTTGGCATCCTTTGTGAGCCTGCTCCGACCAATGAATTTGTGGCTCGACGCGAATCCGTTGCTTACTTCCTGCAGCGGATGTCCGGCGGAGAGCCTGGGTTTGTCCTGGACCCCTCTTGCAAGATGTTGAGGAAGGGGTTCAACGGCGGCTACCGCTACGAGCGACTTCGAGTCTCTGGCTCTGCGCGGTTCAAAGACCGTCCGGTGAAGGACAAGTTTTCACACATACACGACGCCCTTCAGTATGGGTGTCTCCAGATGAGGTCCGAGATGAACCCTATTCGCTCAAAAACAGTACACAACCACCCGGTAGCTGCCGGTTGGGTCTAAGGAATCGACATGGCACTTGAATCACTGAGGTTGCGGCGCGACGTCGAGAAGGAGCAGATCAAGGAGGAACCTGCTGTTCTCTCCCTGAGCGCCTACATCGACCGCTGCTACACCGAAGCCAAGTCTGCCAAAGCTGACATTACCGAGCGCCTGCTTCGCTGCGAGCGCCAGCGCCGTGGTGAGTACGACCCCGACAAGCTCGCACTGATTCGACAGACTGGTGGCTCCGATATCTACATGATGCTCACGGACATCAAGTGCCGTGCAGCTGAGTCATGGATTAAAGACGTGCTGTTGTCGGGCACCGGATCAAGCTGGAGCCTGCAGCCCACGGCTGAGCCTTCGCTACCCAGCGAAATGCGTGAGGGCATCATCGAGACCGTCGTCATGGAAGCTGACGCCGTGTCCCAGCAAGGCATGGCGATTGACCCGCGAGCGATCAATGCTCGGATGAAGGAGTTGTACGACACGGTCACCAAGCGCATGAATGAGCTTGCCAAGAACGCCGCCATGAACATGGAGCGGCGCATGCTGGACAAGCTCACTGACGCGCGCTGGTCGGAGACGATGTCGGAAGTCGTCTATGACTTCGTGACCTTTCCGTCATGCGTGATCAAGGGTCCGGTCATCAAGCAACGACGTCAGATGCGCTGGACCAAAGGCTGGAAGCCGGAGGTCTTTGAGGACATCAGTGAGTCGTTCGAGCGCGTGTCGCCCTATGACTGCTTCCCATCTCCGAATGCAGTGACGCCGCAGGACGGCTACTTCATCCAGCGCCACCAACTGACGCGGGCATCGCTGTCCAAGCTGATCGGCGTTCCTGGATACAACGACGACGCCATCCGCGCAGCGCTTGAGCAGTACGGTCGCGGCGGTCTGCGCAACATGGAGCAGGGCGACTCCGAGCGCCACCTCCTTGAGGGCAGGAACAACACGCTGATCGGCACTGAGATCATTGAAGCCGTCGAGTTCTGGGGCTCCGCTTCGGGCTACATGCTCCGTGAGTGGGGCATGAAGAACGTTGAGGATCACGTTGAGTACGAGGTCAACTGCTGGAAGGTTGGCTCGCACACGATCAAGGCGATCAAGAACCCTGACCCGCTTGGGCGTCGTCCGTACAGCAAAGCAGCCTGGGAGAACATCCCTGGTGCGTTCTGGGGTATGGCTCTGCCAGAGATCATGCGAGACACCCAGGTCATCTGCAATGGTGCCGCTCGCGCCTTGTCGAACAACATGGGCATCGCGTCAGGTCCCCAGGTGGAGGTCAGCGTTGACCGCTTGCCTGATGGCGAGAACCTGACCTCGATGTACCCCTGGAAGATTTGGCAGACGACGTCTGACCGCACTGGCGGCGGACAGCCTGCTGTTCGTTTCTTCCAACCCAACATGAACGCTGAGACGTTGATGAACGTCCTTCAGTACTTCCAGAAGGTGGCTGATGAGGTCACCGGGGTGCCGAACTACGTCTACGGCAGCAGCAACGTCAGCGGCGCTGGGCGCACCGCAAGTGGCTTGAGCATGCTGATGGAGAACGCAGCCAAGGGCATCAAGCAAGCGATCCTGAGCCTGGACAAAGCAACGTCCGAAATGCTCACTCGCTTCTACGACCACCTGATGATCTATGACGACGACGTCAGCATCAAGGGCGACATGCAGATCGTCGCCTCCGGAATCGTCGGGACCCTCCTCAAGGAGACCCAGCAGCAGCGCCGCAATGAGTTCATGCAGCTGACTGCCAACCCATTCGACATGCAGATCATCGGACCCGCCGGTCGTGCAGAGCTTCTGCGCGAGACCGCCAAGTCCTTGAACATCGATGTCGACAAGATCGTGCCCAAGCCTGATGAGATTCTGATGGCTCAGCGCGCGCAGCAGGAGGCTACCGCAGCTGCAGCCGAACAAGCTCAGCCGCAGCCGCCCCAACAACCGCAGCCTCCGATGCTGCAATAGGAGATCACATGGGAAAGTTTGCATCATTTGTCTCTGGCGCAGGTCAGGGCGCACTGGCAGCGAAGCGCTACCAGGACAGTCAAAAGCGCATGGAAAAGCAGGACGAACTACTGCGCGATGTTCTGGCAGGCAACATGAAGAAGACGCCAGAAAGCGACATGACAACCCCAGGTCCAGTGCCTCCGCTCAATCAGTTCACTGATGAGCAGCTTGACGAAATGAGAAATCGCCTTGGGTATAGCGCCGGTATGGCTAACGGCGGGATGGTCCAGCCGATGCCGCAACACTGGGACAAGATGTCCTGGCAGCGCGCCTCATTCAAGAAGTGATCACGCCAAAACAGCGCGAAGTCGTTGAACGACTGAGACGGGACTCAGACTTCCAACACTTCGTGCAGTACCTTATTCAGGAGAGGGAAGCGAAGCGAGATGAGCTAGAGGCAGCAACTGCTGCCGTACAGGCTCACAAGCTGCAGGGCTACTGCCTAGCGCTTTCCGACCTGATAAAGCTGTGTTCGACTGAACGCAGGTAACCCGCCGGGGAAACCCGGCATCAACCCGCCCTGAACTCCGGTCACGTAGGCAGAGACTCCGATGAGGCTCTCTTGCGCGTAGGACATGGCTCAGAGGAAATTTAATGTCACGACTACCAAGAGCAGTTGAGAAGCAAGCCGAGCTTGCGGAACAAGCGTACCAACAAGCGTATGGAACTCCGGATGGCACCACACCACCGGCTCCAGCACCAGCCGTCGATCCAGCACTTGCTGAACGGACTGATCCGAAACCGACTGAACCTGTCGATAGCGCTCCGCTTGCGGAACCCGCGAAAACAGATCAGGCGCCTGCCGATAAACCCGCCGATGAGAGCGGCGACCTTGACCACTGGAAGCAACGCGCCAAAGTGGCTGAGGGTCGTCTTGCGAAAGAGATGCCCCGCATGGCTCAGACGATCCGCGAACTGCGTGATCAGCTGGATGCTGCAGAGCAGAGGGTCGCATCACTCGAAACGCCTACGCCCACCAACGACGGCATCAAGCCGGAAGAGGTTGAGCAGTACGGAGCGGAGTTCATCGACATGGTCAAACGCGCCGCAAAGAGCGCGAATGGCGTAGACGGTGATGTCAAGAAGCAGCTTGAACAGGTCACGGAGGCGCAGCGCCGGGTCGCACGTCAGGCGTTCTTTGAATCACTGAACCGAGACGCTCCGCAGTGGGAACAGCTGAATACCGATCAGGACTTCCTGAACCACCTCGCAGGGCTCGACCCGTATACAGGTCGCCCGAGGCAGGAACTCTTTGACGACGCTTATGAAAAGCTCGATGCATGGCGCATCGCCAACTTCTTCAACTCCTTTGAGCAGTCGAGACAAACAAGCACTGAGTCGCGACCGCCAAGCCGCGCTGATCAGGTAGTGCCGTCCTCGACGAGGGCAGCGCAACCTGCAGCAGCACCGGCAAAAAGGGTCTGGACCACGGAGGATGTCGCTCGTTTCTACGACGACGTCAGGCGTGGGAAGATCGCTGAGGCAGAAGCGGCTCGGATTGAATCCGACATATTCGCCGCTCAATCTGAAGGGCGCTTTCGTTGAAGCAGACAATCCCGTCTGACGCGAACGCTTAACAAACAGGGGGCGGCGAGGACATACAAACAAGGAGTTTCAAATGTCCATCGCTGTTTCTGGAAACTACTATGGCGCCGGTGCTGGCACCGACGGCTACACCGGGAAGTTCATCCCGCAAATCTGGTCCGGCAAGCTCCAGGTCAAGTTCTATAGCTCGACCGTTCTTTCTGAGATCACCAACAACGACTGGGAAGGCGAGATCAAAGACCAAGGCGACAAGGTCGAGATTCGCACGATCCCCTCGATTACCATCAGTTCGTACAGCAAAGGTCAGACCCTGTCTTCGCAGGTCCCGACCAACAGCGTGATCGAACTGAATATCGATCAGGGCAAGTACTTCCAGGTCGTCGTGGACGACGTCGATGAGGTGCAGTCTGACCTCAAGCTCATGGACATCTTCACCAATGACGCTGCTCAGCAGATGAAGATTTCTGTGGACACCGATGTGTTGGCTGGCGTGAAGAACGCTGCAGCTGCTGCCAACCAAGGCGCCTCTGCTGGTGTTCTGAGCCAGAACATCAACCTCGGCGACGGCAACGCCACTGGTGGTCTGACCGGCGTTCAGCTGTCCAAGACCACGGTCATCAACAAGATCGTGGAAATGGGTCAGGTCCTGGACGAGCAGAACGTGCCTGAAACGGGTCGCTGGATGGTCATCCCTGCGTGGATGGCAGCCATGATCAAGCAGTCCGATCTGAAGGACGCCTCGATCACTGGCGACAACCAGACCCCGCTGCGCAATGGTCGCCTCGGCACCATCGACCGCTTCACCCTCTACGTGTCGAACCTGTTGCCTACCGCAACTGGCGCGACCCGTATGACTGGTGACGCTGGCGCTGGCACCGTCAAGGGCACCTACGTGTACGCAGGTACTCGCGACGCCATCACCTTTGCTTCGCAAATCACCAAAGTCGAAACGCTGCCTTCGCAGTTAACGTTCGGAAAAATCGTTCGTGGCTTGAACGTTTTTGGCTACAAGGTGATCAAGCCCGAGGCTCTGGTCGAAGGCTTCTTCTACGCCTGATGAGTAGGGCGGGCTGGGGCAACTCGGTCCGCCCTTTCTTCCAATGCTTCTACGACACAAACAAAACGGCAATGTTTATGCGTATGCCAAGGTCCTGATGGATTCTGGCGATTACGAGATTTACGAAGAGCCCAAGCCCGCAAAGGTTGAGCCTGAGCCCGCAAAGGTTGTTCGTCGCAGAAGGTCAGCCATCCCAAAGACCGGAGAGCCACATGGCACAGACACCCAATGAAATCCTCACCAGGGCTGGAGACATCCTTCAGGACCAAACCAACGTCCGTTGGGCGCAAGCCGAGCTGCTTCGTTACCTGAATGATGGACGTCGCGAGCTTGCGATCCATCGCCCCGACATCTTCTCATCGACCTTCGTCTTGACGCTGATCGCTGGGTCTCAGCAGTCCATCCCCACGGATGGCAACCGCTTCCTCGATGCGGTCCGGAACGTATCTGCTGCCAACGTAGTGGGTCGTGCAGTACGCGTGGTGGAGCGGGAAATCCTTGATGCTCAGCTGCCCGACTGGCACAGCGAGACGGCATCGACGAGCCTCAAGCACTTCATGTTCGACGAGCGCAGCCCGAAGACGTTCTACGTCTACCCGCCTGCGGTCGCTGGACACAAGCTTGAGATCGTGTACTCGAAGTCTCCGGTCGACATCACGTCCGGCGATCTGTCGTCCACGTCGATCTTGTCGAACGAAGACATCTACTCCGGTGTGCTTCTGGACTACATCCTGTACCGCGCGTTCAGCAAGGACAGCGAGTACGCCGGAAACATGCAGCGCGCTGGCGTTCATTACCAGATGTTCGCCAACAGCCTGGGCATCGGTAATCGTCGTCGCTACGCCACTTCACCCAATGTCGCAAACATGGATGGTGTTCCATCTAAGGCGACCCAACTTGACGCGGCATAAAGATGGCGACGCTAAGCGACTTCTATCCCTACGTCTTGCCTGAAATCCCTGGGTGCCCGGAGATCACGGCTGACGTCGCGCTGCGGGCTTCACTCATCGAGTTCTGCGAGAAGTCGCTCATCATCCAGCGCGACCACGATCCGATCACGGTCATCCTGAATAAGACGGACTACGACCTTGAGCCGCCGACTGGTCAGCTGGTCACGAAAATCATGCGAGCTTGGTACAAGGACACGAAGCTTGACCCGATTGCGCCTGACAACGTAGACGCAGCCACGGTCTACAACTCGCTGTTCTCCAACGCGAGTATCAAGAAAGCCGACCCACGGCAGTTCCTGCAGAAAGACGAGCGCACGATCACGGTGTTCCCCGTCCCCAAGGAGACGACTGCGAACTCGCTGACGTTGCGC